TCACTCGCCCTCTGAATCTCCATCTTTATTTACGACCTTGTCTGCAACCTCTAAACCTTTAATCAATATAATCGGCACGTTAAATCCAGCTTCTACGAAATTTTCCAAAATCGAGCGAATCTCATTTATAAGCAAGCTGGCCAGTACGAACCATCCAAGCAATGTAGTGATCCCTAAATCTACACCGATCGCCTTACCGATCTCGATAAAGATTGCCGATGCCCCAAACGCAACCATAATCATAAGCCAGTACCCCAACTTCTTAAGGACGCCTTTCCAGCCTCTGACAGAGTTTTCTTTGTTGGCCATCTTGCTCTTCATCCACCCGGTTATCCAGTCTGCTACATTAAGTAGCAAAAAGGCTGCAAATAAGATCCAGTGCTCTCCTAATATGTAGGACAACACCGCCACAATCGCTCCTGCAATCGCATTGTATCCGTCAATAATTGCTTCTGCATAATTCATTTTCATATTCCTCACTTTCCTTTCTCGTTATGCAACTTCTTTCCAGAGACTCTCGGATCCAACTGCACCCGGTTCCCACACATTGCTGTCTACAAGAGACTCCCACGTTTTCCCTTTATGTGTTACCCTATCACCTTTTTTGTATGGGTTTGTGCTGTTTGGCTGCTCCCACGGCAATACTTTTCCGGTCGGATCTGTAAGCACCTTAGCATATAAACTTGAGGCGGTGTCCGGCGCCCAGTCCGCTTGAGATGTATGGTTTTGGAGTACCTTATATAGCGCATCTTGGTAAGTAATATACTTTCCAGTCTTGTAGGCTACTCCATCGCCGCTCCATAAATCGTACAGATCTGCTACCTTAAGAGCCTGCTCATCATCTGTAATTTTCTCTGCAGATATTTTAGCCATCGCAAAGACAGACGCATACGTTCCCGGTGCTCCACCGTTGCCACCGTTTTCCTTCAGTGCTTCTATGTCCTGCTTCGCTGTTTCCAACTTAATCCCCATGTCATCCAATCGCTCCTCTGTTGACAGACCGGCTTTATTATTTACAACTCCATAAATTCCACCCGGATATATCTCAGTATGATCGTATCCCGTGTAATTTTCCAAGGTATCTATGATCTGCCCACGTTCTGTGACGTTCATCACCTTTGTTTTTGTTGCATCCTCAAAGATTTCTTTCAGCTTTTCCGGCGCAATTCCGATTGTCAAGAATCGCACCGCACCACCGATTTTTTCATATGACTGTATCGGCATATCAGTTGCATCATTAAAAATAAGTTTCATGTTATCATTCCTTTCTAAAAGATCTGTTTTCTGACTCCGATTGGAATACGCAATAGGAAAGATGCGTTACAATTAAATACACCAAAAAGTAATTAATTATCAAGCACACTCCCACTCCGCATCGATAAAAAGATAATTATTTGTAGCTTTTGGGATGCAGACAAACAGATTACCGTTTTCCTTCGCTAAAGATGTACAAGCGACTGGGTTTTTATACGTTCCGTCTGATGCCACTACATTTACAACAGTGTCATTTAATGGGCGATACTGTGGCGGTATCGAAAAAACATTGTCGTACACGTTGTTTGCAACTATTGTGGCAGTTGTATAGATTTCTATGTTTAGATGCACCGTTTTACCGATTTTATACGAGTTGCTTGCTACGGCTTTCCACACTCCTGCTCTTACGCCCAGATCCGTGGGCGTGAGCGTCTTTTTATCATGGTGAGCCTGTAATTGTAACAAATATGTATTTAACATAGGGATTGTCGGGACGCTCTCGAACATTTTTTCTACTTTTGTGATGCTTAACCCTTTAATTACCACTCGATAGAGCGGCATTTCCCTGATTTTTCCCGATTCGTAGAGGTTGTTTTGTGTCAGCGTCGGATCCGTTGCCGACCCGGTTGTGGATGCGCCCTGTTTGACCTCTAATGTGTAGGTGTCGATGCCACCTGTTCCCGTAGTGATGAATTTTGCTATGATGATGTCGTTTCGGTTTCTGCCGGATTGCCCGTTGACAATCTCACAGTCAATATAATCTCCGTACGGGATGCGGGCAAAATGTCCGCCTACTACGATAACTCCGTCTTTTACTCGTACTTTGTTGTTACTGATCACCTGACTTTCACATTGCTGGCCGATCATCATGACCCCATCTGATCCGACAATGCTCTGATAAATCGCTGCGTCGTCTTCCGCGTAAATATGTGCCTCCGCCGCTGGGTTGGTATTGATTGTAATTCCTTTCAGTTCTCCCATCTAGTCATCTCCTTTTACTTTATATTCTGTTGTTGTTTTTCCGTTTTTTGTTTTTATGATTTTTCTAACGATCGGCTTTCGTAGTCTCGTTCCTGTAATTTCTTCATATCCGCCGACGATGTCGCCGATTTCCAAGTCGATCCCTTCTACGTTTACGTCGATGCTTTTATAGTTTTGCAGCTCTTTTAGACGCTTTGCTCCATCCTCTTCCAGCTTTTCTTTGTCTGCGCTCGAAAACTCATAAACCGCTTCATTTTCTTCAAGTCCAGTGTAATACGGGGTCTTTCCGATGCTCCCGTCCTTTTGGACGTATAAATGCAGAATGATCCTTTCTTCGTTTTGTCCTTTTCCGGCACAGATTAAGTGATTCACGCCACCTCTGTAATCTTTTACGGTAAACTGCACCTCTCCATCTTGCGAGTATTCCAGCGTTTCCGAATAGTTTTTGATCTGTACGGCTCTGACGGAAACGTATCCATAATCAAGGTTTTCCGGCTCAACGTAGCTGATCTGCAGGCGATATCCTTGAGCGCTTAACATTTTATCGACTGCATCATATAACGTGACGTATCGGTCGATCTGCCAACCTGTGACGGTGATCCCTGCCTTTTCTTCCGGCACAAAAAAAAGACCGTCGAATCGGTCTTTGATAAGATCTCTCAAAATATCGTTTAAATCTCCGCTTACTGTCAGGTGATCCTTTCCCTCCGGCGGTTCTATGATTTTTCGCTTTAGCAGTCCTCTCCACGTTGTGCCGCACCACACAATTTCTTGCGTTTTGGTCATCACTTCAAGACTGTTTAGGATTCCGCCGTATTCTGTTCTCGGTACAAAAATGCGATTTCCGTACCAGTACCGCTCTTTTGTCCACTCTTCCTGCGGCAAGCAGATTTCAAAGTCGTCCGTATCTCCAAGATCCATGTCGATCGCAACGCTCTGATCTAAAAATCCCAGCTCTTCTCCGTTTTTTCGGGCAATGGTAAATTCCAGCGGAAATAGATCTGCATTTCGCACAATCAAGTCCCGAGTTTCTTCCGTTACTCCACCATTATCCCCAGTTGCGGTAATCATTACCGGGTAAACCACTTCTTTCGCTTTCGTTGCCGGCGCGTTTAGTTTTCCTTGATAGCGATTTTCTCCGATTTCCGGTAAATTCTGCGCGCTCCCATTTAGCGCTGCTTCCACCCGCTCCATCTTGGTTCGCTCCTTTCTTCGTAGATCACGAGATCCCAGTCAAATTTACCCGACCATACAACTTTTTGCCGTCCGGGTGGGATCTTTTTAAAAAATTTCTTTCCTTTTTCCCGGTTATGAAACGCGTTGACTTGCTCACCGTTTTTTGATATTTTTGTAACGGTCCTCGTGCGGCTGTCTATCTCCAACCGTTCTCCCTGCTCCAAAACAATATTAACTAAATAGCTTTTATCTCCGATGATGACTTGAGGGTTTACGACCGGCCCATAAATTACAAGTGTAAAATTTGCATCTGTAAAATGATGGTTTTGGATGTATGTGTTGTTCATGCCATTTGCGTAGCGGTGAGGATAACGCCCAGGGTAGCGTTTATTATCAGATGACGATACGCCGTAACTGTGAAACGTATACGGGTTTTCTTTTGTCCATATTGGACGTGGACAATACAATTTCACCTTATTTTGTGAATAATAGACTGCTATATCCGACGTTTTTGTTTCGGACGATGTTACAAACCCATCTATGTAATAATCCCCAAAATAAATTCTTCCCGGTCTCTCTAGTAAAACATCTGTTTCGAACGCATCCTGCATTTCATCCAAAAATGTTTTTCGATCTTCCAACGCTCCTCTAACCGTAAAAGTGATTTCGTACTCCGCCGCGTCTTTCTCAAAACCTTGTACAGTTTCTCCTATTTTTCTTTTGCTCGTTTCCGGCGTCCAAGCGTGCTTGTGAAAATTTCCGCTTGTTGCTCTCACTCTTGCATCGTAAAATTTATATTCTTTTCCTTCTGAATTGATATATCGTATCATTTTTGCTTTACCTTTATACTTCCAACAAAGCTCTGCCTAATTCTCGTCTGTCTAAAAGCATTGTAACTTCTTGCTTTTTCCCTGCTATAGTAATCAGCACTTCTTCTAGTGCATCCAGTCTTTCTTCGATGCCGCGTCTCCCGTTTTCGTTCCCTGTTTTTCCGATGTTTGTCGTATATGATAGATCTGTTGTCAATGGGTCATATGCAGCTTTTTTTACAAGGTTCGCGGAGTCTGTTACTAATTTCGCATCGCCCGAAATTCCGTTTGCAATTCCTTGATCGATCATATTACCTACGTATTCTCCCCAGCGCGAAGGCGAATGAATCCCGAAGAAGCCTAATATGTTGTCTTTAAAGTCTCCCAGCGCACTTTTTACCGCGTCCCACAATGCGCCTGCTGCATTTGCTAATCCGTTCGCGATTCCTTTTATGATATTTAACCCGATTTTTCCCCAGTCCACGGATAAAAACTCATTTTTTATGTTCGTTATGATCGTTGGTATTTGTGCGATCAATTTCGGTATTGCCTGTATTAATCCCGCAGCCAATTTCCCGATGATTTCGATTCCGCTTTGTAATACAGACGGCAAGTTTCTCCCTATTGCTGCTACATATTGTATAATTGCACTTCCTGCCGCTGATGCAATCTGCGGCAAATTCGTTATAATACCGTTGACAAGATTTAAAATAAGCTCCGCTCCCTTTTGCATTATCGTCGGAAGCATCGACTGCATTCCGCTAACAAAACTTACTATTGCTTCGCCTGCCATCGTAATTAATTGTGGGAGCGATTCTAGTATTCCGTTCGCAATTTTCGTCACCATCTCGACGCCTTTGTTTAAGAATTCCGGTAATTTCTCCGATATTCCCGTCATGATCGTGTCTACTATATTTGTATCTGTTCCCAGTGTTTCAACCGCCGCTGTCTCCAATCCCGTTTTTAATCCCGTTATCAGATTTTGTGCAACAAGCAGCCAATCCATTGTTAAAATCGCATTTGCAAAAGATGCTACCAAGTTCAGCGCCGCCTCCGCAAGGTACGGAAGCGCTGTTATAATTCCTGTTACAAGCGACGTCACAAACGAAACTCCTGATTCTAATATTTGATCGCTGTTTTCTGCGATCATGTTCAGCCCTGCCGCCGCAAAATCCTTTCCGAGCAAATCAGGAATTGACGCCAGCACATTTCCGATCATCGGTATTAAGTTACCCGTCAAAAATGTAGCGACCGTTTCTCCTACCTGTTTTAATTCGTCCGTGATATCCTCTCCGATAGCGATATTTCCAAGTAGATTGTTAAACGCCGCTTTCATGGATGCCAAAGACCCCGACAGTGTTGTTTCCGCTTCTTTCGCCGTTGTTCCTGTAATTCCAAGCTCTCCTTGTATTACATGAATCGCCGAGTATACGTCTGATAAATTATTGATATCATACTTTACTCCTGTAATTTTTTCCGCATCCGCAAGCAGCCGCTCCATTTCCGTTTTTGTGCCGCCGTATCCTAGTTTTAGGTTGTCCAGCATTGTGTAGTTTTGCTTTGCAAAGCCTTGATATGCGTTTTTGATATCCTCCATGTTCGATCCCATTTTGTTCATGTTATCGGACATGTCTGTCATTGCCATATCTGCCACATCTGCCGCTTTAGCTGTATCATTTCCTAAACTTTGTAACAGACTCGCGGAGAAGCTTGTTGTTAACTGCATGTATTCGTTTGCGCTCATCCCAGCCGTCTTGTAGGCGTTCGCAGCGTTTTGTTTTACTTTCTCTGCACTGTCTTTAAATAGTGTTTCAATTCCGCCTATGCTTTGCTCTAGTTCTGCACCTTCGCTGATTGACGCAGAAATGGCTTTTCCGATCCCCGCCGCGATTACAGCGACTTTGATCGCTCCGCCGATTCTGCCTCCGAGCGATTTTCCTGCCGCATCCGTTTCTCCGCCTACTTCGTTTTGCAGCATTCCGCCTATCCCTTTTGCGGACGGTATAATTTGCACATACGCCTTCGCAAGTTCTGTCTTTCCCACTATTTCACCCCTTTTTCTGTCAGCCGTTTCCATTCTTTCTCAAACTCTTCCCCAGTTTCAAACGATATGATTTTTCGTTCTTCTTCGCCAAGTAGTCTCGGTAATATCGTTTTGGGTCTGTTTTTTCCTTTACGCGCATCTTCTGTTTGCATCCATGTCAGCAATTTTGTATGATCTGCGATAGATGCCAATAGCATATCTTCCAGCGTAACTTTAACGCCTGCCAATTTCATTTTTATTCTCGCGTTTTCTTTTAAACCTTTTGCATATATCGCCGCCATTTTACACGGTATCTCTTTATAGTTATAAATCCGATATGTTTCCGCAAAATCGCATATGAGTGCCTCCTCGTCTGTGTTTAGCATACAAACGAGGATTAAGAGTTTTTTCCCTGTTGGTTTCCTCTTAAAATTTCCCCGATTTCGTCAACCATTCGTTTTATCGATACTCTTCCCGTTTCGTCTCTTACATGTTTTTTTAACTGCTCTTTTTGTTCTGAGCCTATGATCTTTTCTATTACGTCTACTATCAGACTTGTGTTCCCTTTGTCTATTTCTCGCAATTCTTCGAGCAGTTCGTAATCGTCTAATGCACCTTCTTGTATAGTGTAATTAAACCCGCTTTTCGTTGTTCCTTTAATCATTTTTCATCACCTCTTATCCCGCTTTTTTAATATATTCGTAGTGTGTGTTCCCTTCCTTGTCCGCGACTGCTGCGATTGTTAATTCATATCCCGTCGCCTCGTTGTCTTTGTATACAATATCCCCTAACTCCGAGATGCTTGCCTGCGGAATTACAATTCTTTTCACCGCTCCTTTTAGTATCATGTCAAATACCCAAGATACTTGTTCCGTCTCACTGTTGTTTGCTTTAATTGTTATTCCGGCTTCTATCGTTCCCGTTACGTTGTTTTCCCCGTACACTGTTTTTAACACATCTACATTCAGCACTTCCAAGAGCTTTAATTTAAACGTATCTGCTTTGCTTGCCTGCATGTTCAGCACTGTATCTCCGCCCCATGCCTTTTGCTCTTCAGTTTCCGGGCTGTTTGTGTTTGTTATCCCATCGTCAGAGCAATATCCAAGTCCCTTAAAAGCCGCGTTAAGTTGTGTCGTTACATCTTCCGGCAGCTCTGTTCCAATCGGCGCTACGAAGACTGCTCCTCCTATTTTGGGTTTTCCTGCACTTACATTGTTCACATTTGTCATTTTTCTTTCTTGTATGATAATTAGGAAGTTAATTATCAC